AGACCTATTCATGCATTTTGTTGGAAGAAGAACGCACCCAAGCATGATTTAAACATCCATCAGTATTGGGATTGCTTTTCACCCTACGTAGATGTCCAAAGAAGGAATAGATTAGCGAACTGTAGAGCAGAATTAGTAGATTATAAGGGTGTCAAAAGAAAAGGCACATACATGTTTACCATAGACTGGGCATGGGAAAACAAAGCAGGGATGTTAGACACAAACTTTAGTGAAGACCCTGAACATAAATGTGCTCACATGTTTAGAATGGATGATGGCAACTTCTTTGCCTACCCTAATAACAGAACTATCTGGTATGATGATGCTTTTATGGAAGAAAGGTTAACAAAGAATCCCGGATATAAAATAGACCAAAACTTTTATACTGTAGAAAATACAAGAGAGGAAGATACGACAACTGATGATTCATACATGACTCAGTTTGAACGTCCTGAGTGAAGATATTCTTCGACCACATTACGGGTAAGCTAACGAACTATGATTTAGTTTACTCTTTAGCACTAGCACACTTTGAAGAAAAAGAATATTGCTTTGCTTTTGAGAATGGATGGATTCCATTGTCTTGGTATTACACACCCCTAAGACAACTAACTTGGATTAATGCAAGAAATACCAGAATACAACTTAACAAGTTTACATTTAGTAAAAAACAAAAGAAGACACTACGTAAAGAAAACATTACAGTAAGGATATACGATAAATTAGATGATGCACTTTTCACTACTATTTCCAGTATTTATAAAAAATATATTAAACATAAGAAGTTTTATGAAAAGAACTTTGAAGAAGAAAGTGAAGTATTTGAAAGACAAGACTACCTTGATTGGAAATATTTTATCTATTGTTACAAAGATAAACCGGTAGCTTTTACAGAATTAAAAGTTTACGATAGCAAACATGTTTTAACAGGACAGTTTGGATGGGATTATGAAAACCCTAGACTCGGTATTGGAACTTATGCAACCTTATACGAAATAGATTGGGCCATCAAAAACAAATGCAAGAAATATTATTTATCTTACGGATATGAAAAATCAAATGTTTATAAATCTAGATTCAAAGGTTTTGAGTTTTGGAATGGTAAGAGTTGGATAGATAATAAAACTTTGTACAAGAAACTTTGCGAACACGATACAGAAATAAATACACTACAAGATTTAAATAAATATCAAAGAACATATTTTACAATAGATGGCTAAACGACCAACAGAAAGTACAGGGATTATCCATATTCCTAAAAGAACGAGTATAGGAAATGGTAAAACTAAAATGTCATCAATGAATAAACATAAACGAAGAAGCTATAAAAAATATAGAAACCAAGGTAGATAATGTCAGAAAAAAAATATTCTAATAATGTGAAAGTGTATGATGAACTACAAAAAATATCAGATGCACCGAATCAAAAAAAACAAGCAATCAAATCATCCAAAAAAGCAGCAACGGCTGCATTAGGTAGTGTTGTTTTAAATACACCTGTTGCAAAAAATGTTAAAAATAAAATAGAAAATGCTATTGGTAAAATACCTTTTAGTGATAACATGTTAGTAGGCAGTAATAAAATAGGTTTAAAATTAGGCGGTAAAACTTACAGCAGTTCTTTTACAGTTAATAAAAAGGGAGATGCTAGTTTAAATTTATCTAAATCATTTACAAAAGATTTACAAACAGAACTGTCTGCAGATAAAAACAAAGTTAAAGTAGGACTTAGTCTTAAATTTTAGGAGAATAAAATGAAACCAAAAGCAAAAGCAAACGTAAGAAAAGTAGCTGCAGGATTAGGTAAAGCCGTTAAGGCCCACACTGCACAAAGAAAACTTTTAAAGGCAGCATTAAAGAATGGCGGACCCAAAAAAAGGAACGGGTAAAAAACCTAAGGGTTCTGGTAGAAGATTATATACAGATGAAAATCCTAGGGACACTGTTAGAATCAAATATGCATCAGTTCAAGATGCAAAAAATACTGCACGTAAAGTTAAAAAAATTAATAAACCATATGCTAGAAAAGTTCAAATACTTACAGTTATGGAACAACGAAGTAGATTTGGTGGTAAACCACAACAAGCAGCAATAGCAAAAAGAGCAAAAATACAATTAAAGAAAAAACATGGCACTGGCAAAATCTCAAAGAAGTCTTAAATCTTGGACAAAACAAAAGTGGCGAACAAAGTCTGGAAAGCCTTCTTCCAAGACCGGGGAGAGGTATCTACCAGAGAAAGCCATCAAGAGCCTGACATCTGCAGAATATGCGGCCACGACAAGAGCAAAGCGAAAAGGAACAAAGCAGGGCAAACAGTTTGTGAAGCAACCGAAAAGCATTGCAAAAAAAACAAGAGCCTATAGGAGGGTATCATGATAAATAAAGTATGGAGTAAATGGAATGGTCTTAACAGAAATGCTAAGATTGCCATTATTGTTGTAGCTATTGTAGCTATAGGATGGATGGTTAAATGAATCCAAAAAGTATGAAATTTAATGGTAAGTCCGATAATCGTAACAATCGGACTTCCACATTTAAACTAGATACAGCAAAAGCTGATTTAGATAAAGATGGTAAGCTATCTTCTTATGAAAGAGCAAGAGGTATGGCTATTCAAAAAAATATGAAAAAGGCATAATGGCATACGGAACTAAAAAAAGAAAATCAAAAGAAAAAACAGTAGTAATGATTGCTGTAGGAAAATTAAAACCGAAAAAAAATGGCACTAAGCGAAACTCAAAAAAGAAAAAACTTTCTTAAAAAGCATGGACTTAAAAGATTTAATACTGCAGTCAGGACCACTGAAGGTGGTAAGAAAGGTAAGGTCGGTATACTCGAGGGTGGGAAGCCCCGACTTATTCGCTTCGGTGATGCTTCTATGGGCCACAACTATTCCCCAGAAGCTAGGAAGTCTTTTAAAGCAAGGCACGGAAAAAATATCGCAAAAGGTCCGACAAGTGCTGCATACTGGGCAAACAAAGTTTTATGGTCTGGTAAAGGCGGTTCGAAGAAAAGCCCTCCTAAAAGCCAACGAGTGGTTAAGGGAGCCAGAAGTTAAATTAAGTGGTAACGTCTTTAAAGCAAATAAAGACGAAGAAACAGTTACACAAATAAAGTTTAAAAAAGATTAAAAGTTTGACGATGCCTTCGGGGTCGTTGATATCTAGCTTAAAGCAAGGAGGTATAACATGACTTTTACACTAGATAAATACATGCCCTACACAGTAGGGTTTGATAGATTCTTTGATACATTAGATATTGTAAGTAATACTGATGCCAAAGGATTTCCACACTACAACATTAAAAAACTAAATGATGGAGAGTGGCAAATAGATTTTGCACTAGCCGGTTTTACAAAAGATAGTATTGACATCAATGTTAAAGACAATACATTAACTGTAAAAGGTGAAATGGAATCAGACAAAGATGAATATCTGTACAAAGGTATTTCTACTAAAAAGTTTTTTAAAACTTTTTCACTAGCAGAATATACAGAGCCTACAGATGCAACTATGGAAAATGGTATTCTTACAGTTACATTGAAACAAGAATTACCAGAAGAAAAAAAACCAAGGACAATTAAAATAAAATAGTGCCAATATATTCTTATAGAAATAAGAAGACGGGTAAAGTCTGGGATGAGTATCTATCGTATAAAGATAGAACCAAGCCACTTGCTAATTCAAACGTAGAGATGGTGATAACTGCACCCAGACTTTCCTTTATCGAAAGAGCAGAACATAAAGGTCGAGACCAAATGATAAGTGCTGCTCGTCAAGGGATGAGAGAACGACAAATAGAAGAACAAGTCGGAATACGAAAATCTCCTGAGTGGTTAAAAGAAAGAACAGAAAGACATCTACAAAAAGTTCGCAATGTTAGTTCCTGAAAATAAAAAAGAATTAGCTTTAACAGAAAAGCAAGAAACATTTTTAACTGCTTTGTTTGGAGAGGCAAAAGGTAATCCTAGAGTGGCCGGTGATATTGCAGGATATGCAGACTATCATCAACCCCTACGTGCATTAAAAGAAGAAATTATTACAAGAGCAGAAGAACAGTTAGCTGCTTTTGCACCTAGAGCAAGTATGGGTATGATTAATGCTTTAGATGAAGATGGAAGTTTACCCGGTGCTAATATTAGAATGGAAGCAGCCAAACAAATTTTAGACAGAGTAGGATTATCTAAAAAAGAAAAATTAGATATTACAGCTAAAGTTCAACACGGAGTTTTTATATTACCACCTAAAAACAATGACTGAAAAAATTAAAATAGCTAGAAGAAAAAACGCAAGAGTAATTCCTTATGGTTACGAAGTATCAGAAGAAGACCCTGACTTTCTAATACAAAACGAAGAACATATGGAGTTAATTAAAAAAGCAAAAAAGTTTATAGAAAATAATTGTTCTTACAGAGAAACTGCAGAATGGTTATCACATCATACAGGTAGAAAGCTGACAGGTATGGGATTAAGAGAAGTGCTAAAAAGGGTAATACATAAAGGTTGGTAGACGAACCTAAACCAAAAAAATCTGGTAGAAGAAGAGTAAAAGATTTAAATACTCCTTTAACTATTAAAGAAAAAAAAGCACGTAAGTCTGCTCAAGATTTATTACGTGAAAAAAAAGAACAGTTAGAAAAAGCACAAGCTAACTATTGGTCTACCAAAAGTAAATTAAAAAAGATTGATAATGTATTAGAAGGGAAAGAACAACTTATTGAAAAAGATAAGATTGAAGAAACAACTCCTAATATTAGAGAAGCTATCAAAGATAGAGAAGTTATCTTTGAACCCAATGAGGGACCACAAACAGAATTTCTAGCAGCATCCGAAAGAGAAGTATTTTACGGAGGAGCAAGAGGTGGAGGTAAATCATACGCAATGTTGGTTGACCCACTTCGTTATTGTGATAAACAAAAACACAGAGCATTATTAATTAGACGGACAATGCCTGAGTTGAGAGATTTAATAAATCATTCACAACAATTATATCCGAAAGCTTATCCCGGTGCTAAATGGAGAGAACAAGAAAAAGAATGGAAGTTTCCTTCTGGTGCTAGAATCGAGTTTGGATATGCGGAAAACTTAACTGATGCTTTACGTTACCAAGGACAATCATATACTTGGATTGGAATAGATGAACTACCGCAATATCCTACCGAAGATATATATAATTTTCTTCGGTCCTCTTTACGAAGTGTAGACCCAGAGATTCCTGTTTACATGAGAGCTACAGGTAATCCGGGAAACGTAGGTTCACTATGGGTGAAGAATATGTTTGTTGACCCTGCCGTACCTAATACAAAGTTTGATATAGATATTAAAACACCAACAGGTATTAAAAAAATATCTAGAAGATTTATTCCGGCTAAACTAGAAGATAATCCTTATCTTATGCAGACTGATGATTATTATGCTATGTTGGCATCGTTACCAGAAGTACAAAGAAAACAATTTTTAGATGGTAACTGGGAAGCATTTGAAGATTCATCTTTTCCAGAGTTTAGTAAAGATATACACGTTATTAAACCTTTTGATATTCCAAGAAACTGGATGAAGTTTAGAGCATGTGACTGGGGATATAGTTCACCGGCATGTTGTTTATGGATAGCTGTTGACTTTGATAATAATCTATTCGTTTACAGAGAACTGTATACACAAAAGGTTACTGCAGATATGTTTGCTAGAAAAGTATTAGATGCAGAAGAAGGTGAATATATTCGATACGGAGTATTAGATAGTTCTACTTGGGCAAGACGAGGTGACATAGGACCGAGTATTGCAGAGACAATGATACTAGAAGGATGTCGTTGGAGACCCTCTGATAGAAGTCCTCGAAGTAGAATAGCAGGTAAATTAGAAATACATAAAAGATTAAGACCGGATGAAGAAACAGGATATCC